TGGATGCTATGCGTTACGCTGTGGAAGCTGTTATTCACGGGCAGAATAAAAAACCGACTTGGAGTTATCTTAGGGGGGTATGAATGAGAATACCACGGTCATTTTACATTTGGGATTTGAAGGAACCCCAGATAGAAAAAGATATCGTTGATCCTCACTTTGGGCGTATGGTTCAACTCAGATGCGATACCGATATGGAATACCGTGATCTGGTTAGCTACGATGATATGCTGTTTACAGTTTCCAAGACAGTGATAACCCACCCTGATTATTGTATATATAGGTTAGTAGAGAAAGACAAATTTGAATATCTACTGGAAACTAAACGGGGTGAAGAACGGAACAGGAACAGCCTGATTTTCTTACCAACGGGATGGAGCTAAGATGGCATACGAACAGATAGCAGATTATAACGATATCTACGAGAAGTACAGCACCGATTGGGATTTCTTTGAGCAGTCTTATGTGGGTGGCAGAAGGTACGTTACCAATAAGAACTTGTTTCGCCATTCACGGGAAAACCAAGATGATTTCAATACACGGATGAAACGCAGTCCGTATATCAATTATTGCCGACCCATTATTGATATCTATACCAGCTTCATCTTCGGCATTGAAACCAATATTGCCCGAAACACTGAGAACGAGATTTACCGTGCCTTTATTGAAGACGCTGATTATCAGGGTCACAATATGCACACGTTCATGGAACAGGTAGCTACCTTTGCGATGGTCTACGGTCATGTAGGCGTGGTGGTGGATATGCCGCAATCGGAGATGGATATCATCTCTATGGCTGACTTACAAGCTACCGATATTCGCCCTTACTGCACATGGTATGATGCACCAAATATTACCAACTGGCGTATGGATAAATTCAACCAGCTTCTCTGGGTACGATTAAGGGAAATAGATTACGCTGAAGTCGATCCTTTTGTTGAACAGTCTTCGGCATACAATTACCAGTACCGTACTTGGACACGCACAGAATGGTATTTGCATGACTCTGACGGTAACCTCAAGGAATCGGGTGAGCATGGGCTAGGGGTTGTGCCTTTTATCAGTGTTCAGTTTAAAGAGAATCCTGTTGACGAATTTGTAGGGATGTCGAGATTGACTGATATCGCACCCATCAACCGATTATTGACCAATGTAATTTCATATATAGAAGAATTTGTTTCCAAGCAAGCATTCCCGTTTCTGGCTACTCCTGACGATCCGATAGGTGCAGGGATACAACAGGAAGAAGAACAGGTTATTTCATCTTCCAATGTATACCAGTTTCCAGCAGGGTCACAACCGCCACAATACGTTTCACCTCCGACTGATCCCGCCACATTCATGCGTGAATTCGCTTCCCAATATCTGGTAAAGGAGATGTTGAGGTTGGCACATTTGGAGTTTCGTGAACTGGCAGAGCAAAGTGGTGTAGCCAAGCAATACGATTTCCATCAGTTGAATCAGGTGCTTGTACGGTTCAGCCGAACATTGGAAGCCACAGAAACCAAGATGGCACGATTATTTGATAGATGGATGAACACTGAAACGGATTACGAGGTGGATTATCCTGACGATTTCCAGACCAACCCTGTACAGATGGCACTTGAAAACGGGTTGGAAGTGCGCAAGCTGATGGGAGACAAGTCACCGACTTTCGTTAATGCCCATTTAAGGAAACTGATGGAGCAATTGGAACCCAAACTGTCGTCAGAAATACAACGTATTATAGATGCTGAGATGGATGAGTCCACGCAGACCGAATTGATAATGACCAACATCGATGAGACTGTCAACGGCAATGGCACCTTCATGGCAACCTGATGTCAATAAGCGATTATGAAAAAACCATCTACAATATGCGAAGCGTACCGCTTAAACGTACCAAGGAAGTGGAGGAACGTTTAATGACGGCACTGGAAATGGCAAACGCTCAGTTACGGGTAATCATCGGGCATGAGGATGAGCCGCTAAAGATTCGTGCCTATCAAGGCAAACGAATGAAGATCGTGCAGATGATGAACGAATTGGGTATCAGTCTCAAGCGGGATATCACCGCCGCCATCAACGAGGTTGCCAATGACGTTGCCAGCACGGAACAGGACGCTACCAATGATTTGTTGCTGGAACATGATGACGCTAACCTGATGGTGGACTTCACTGAGATTCCCCGTCAAACGGCTTACCTTTTGGCGCAGAGATATGATGTGGATGGGCTGAGAATCTCGTCCACTATTTGGGCGCAATCGCAAGTGGGTGAAATTGAAAATGTGGTCTTATCAGGTATTGCTAGAGGGCAATCAGCCGCAGAAATGAGTAACCAGTTATCGCAGTTCATGTTGGGTGGTGGTACGGGCATGGGTACGTCCGTCCAAGCCAAAGCGATGAGGTTGGCACGAACAGAAATCAATAATGCGTATTGGGAATCAGCCAGAAGGTCGAGCGCACAAAGCCCTGTAGTAAAAGGTATTAAATGGGAACTGAGCGGTAGGCATCCAGAATATGACGTTTGTAATCTGTTGGCTGAAGAAGTTACTGGGTTTAGCATGGGAGCAGGGGTGTATCCTCCCGAATATTTGCCAGCCAAGCCGCACCCTAACTGTCTATGTTATCAGGTGGACGTTCTCAGGGATGTGGACGAATGGGATCAGCCGAAAACCGATTACACCAAAATACAAAAAGGGGTTTCATCGCCGTTAAAAAAGGTGATGGAGGATGCAGAATTAACGTATATCCCTTTTGATGTTGTAGCCAGTAAAGGTTTTAAAAAAAGGCAATTGAAACTGTTTCGTGATTCAATTGCCAACGCTATTGATGCGTATGCACCTGTAGAGGTGAAACAGGCTGAGGTACTGGGGTCTCCAGCGTTGCCACCCAATTCACCAGTGGCAAAAGTGTATAACCTGATGGTGCAGGGTGGTGAAGAAAATTCTGAGAAGTTGAAACTGGGGTTTCGCAGAGAAGGGTTAAAGATTAGCGAACAGACGGGTTACTACGAAAAGGTTGGTGATTGGTCTAAGCAAACCATGACAGCCACCGAAATCGGTGAAGCCTTTAAACTAGGGCAAAGAATCAGTTCGGAGGAAGTGCCTGTTTCGGTCAATTTCCCACCCCGTGTTCTGTCGGATATGCTAAAAAGCGGTAGATCCAAAAACCTGTTTGAAACGGGTGAAGGCTTAGGAAGCACTAACCAAGAACGCCGGGCTGAATGGGAGCGTGACCTTGTGGAAGTAGGGTCTCCAGAGGGAAAGGAAGGAGAAGCGAAGCGTCTATATTCCAAGATGCCAGCCGAACAGAAACCGTCCTACGGAGCGTTGAATCTGGGGAATGATATTGAGGGCGGCGCATACGACTACGGTGACGCATGGTTGGAACTGGAGAACCATGTCAAAGACAAATCTACCTTCACTCCGGCAAACTCGTCAGGGGCAAAAGGGATATCCACATTCAAGAATGCCGAGACTTTCTTTCAGCACGAAAGAGGGCGGCAACGGGTACCTAATGTCCAAAACAACACCAAACCTCACGGCTATATAGAAGTTCAGATTTGGGGCGGGATCGACTACAAAAAAGATGTTAAGGCCATCCATATAAGTGAATATGATCTTGGGGTTATTGACCGGAGAGAACGTGAGAGGGTTACACCTATTGGAGAACGGAAGGCTCCAGCGACCACCAAAGAAAACTTAGAAGAATTCGCCGAGAAATTTGATGTGGAACTTATTATTCATCGTAAAGGGGATGCCGAATGAAAATCAAGGCAATTTTAGCGGGAGATGATACCAGTACTGCCAAAGTTGCGGTAGAAGTAAATCCCGAAATGATGACGTATGTGCAGGGAGCCAAGGGGTTCAGAGATTCTCGGCAACGGTTCCCTTTGTTATATATAGAAGCGGCGATGGCAAAGTATATGTATTTGCCTGTCACGCCACCAGTAGAAGTGGACACGTTCTCGGATATACCTGAGATCATGTCGGGCATGAGGATGATTGTTAATTCAACATCGGGGTATCCCGATCCATCAATAGATTATTGGACGTATCAACCTGTCGACGGACTCTAAACGGTGCTGACGAGCATACGGAGATAAAAAAATGGCTGAAGAAACCATTGAGCAACAACCACAAGTTGAACCGCTAGTTGAACCGATGAAGGGGAATATGTCTTTCACGGAAGAACAGCAAACCTATATAGATAATACCTTGATTCCAGAACGGTTGACCCGATTGCGTAAACAGATGGAAAAGTCTGTAGACGCTCAGGCTAATCAGGAAGAAAGGGAAGAATTAACCAAGTATCGCCAAGCCGAAGCAGAACGGTTATCAGCGGAAGAAGCCGAAAAACAGAAACAAGCTGAAGAACGGGGTGAGTTTCAGCGTATCCTTGAAGAAAAGGATACTGCTTACTCGAGAACCCTTGACGAACTGAACCAAGCCTTGGACACGGAACGCCGATCTTCGGAACGGATGTTTCTTTCTAATAGCTTGCAGTCGTCTCTAGCTCGGAGCAAAGGGGGGATATTGCCAAATATGATTAATATCGCCGCTACGCAACTGGAAGTGGGAACGCCGCTATTACCAAATTCTGACGATTTATATCGTGCCACCGCAGTGAAGAATGAGGATTCGGGATATCGGGTTTCGCTTACCGATACGAATGGACATTCGGCACTCAACGATAAAGGTGAAGATCTGAGTTTGGATGAAGCTGTGGAACTGTTCTTGGACAGGCATCCCGCTTTTATCCCTGCCAACGTGAGAAACGGCGGCTCAGGATCACACAATTCCAGAATGACTCAAGCTGATTCCTTGCGCAAAGATTACGAAACAGCTATGGAAAAAGCGGGGAAATCTGGGCAACGGGCAGACCAGAATGAAATGATGCGGCTACGGCGAGAACTAAGCAAAATTGAAGGAGATACTTCATAATGGCATTTACAGGTAGAGCTACTTATTCTAATCCTACGGCAATAGCGGAAGATGTTTCTGATATTATCACTATGATTAGTCCTTTTGAAACTCCACTTTTGGATTATTTGGGTGATTCAGTTCGACCAGCAACAAACGTTCTACACGAATGGCTGGAAGAAAGCCTAGCAC